CGGTGGACTGGCCGGTGTACCGATCCTTGAGGATGCGGAAGGTGGTGGTCTGGCGTTCGTCTTCGTCCTCGGCCTGTTGGTTGCGCTCAAGGCCGAACATGAAGTAACTCCAGAAGCCGATGGCACGGCTGCCCTTGAAGTGGCGGATCATGACCCTGCCGCCTTCCTCATGGGGCTTACCTTCCGGGGTGGACAGGTGACTGACGAAGTGGATGATGCAGCCCAGCTCGTTGGCCAGACCTGCCATCTCCTTCATCATCTGCTCGATGGACGCCTTCTCGTTGGAGGTGTCCGCCATGGCAGTGAGGTGGTCGAGGTAGATGAGCTTGATGCCCTTGCTGACGACCATGTAGCGGATCTTCAGCTTGACCACATCCCACTCGGTATCACCCCAGTTGTCGTAGAAGGTGACCTTGCCCTTGAGCCGCTTGAGGGTCTCGCGGAGCTGGGCCACTTCCCACCCTGCATCGGGGACGTGATACCTCTGACCATCGACCTTACCGGCGATGCGCTTACCGACCTCGACAGGCTTGGCTTCGAGGAAGATCACACCGACCTTCTGCTTCAACTCCAGCACGTCGAAGGCGATCTGCTGGGTCAGGATGGCGGTCTTGCCCACACCCGTACCGGCACCGAAGGCGTAGAGTTCACCCCAGCGGCGACCGTAGGTGTACTGGTGGAGGGTCGGTAGGAACCACGGCAGCCCCCACTCGATGGGCTTCTCGATCTCGTCGAGGATCTCGTCGATGTCGAGGATGCCATCGGGCCGGTACTCCTTGGCGTTCCAGATCGCTTGGATCACTTCCTGCCCGCGACCCGCACACAGCAGTTCGTTGGGGTCTTTCAGTGGAAGGTTGGCGATCTTGGCCTTACCCGGAGGCAGCAGCTCGGCTACCTTCTGGCTGGCTTCACGACCAGGGTCATCCATGTCGAACATGAGGATCACTTCCTCGAACGACATGACCCACTCAAGGTTGTCCTTGATGGCGTTGGCGGCACCTTGGGCACCGTTGGGAAGGGAGACCACCGGCCACTTGTTGTTCTGCAACTGGCTGACGGTCATGCAATCGATCTCACCCTCGGTGATGACCAGCTTCTTACCGCCCTGCCCCCAGAGTTGCTGACCAAAGAGGGTGGCCTTCTTGAAGTCTCCGGTGGTGCGGAAGTCCTTGTTGGCGAACCTGACCTTCTGCCCGACCAGCTTAGAGTCTTCGTCGTAGTACGGGGCAACTTGGACAAGCTCACCCTTGAAGGAACCGATGAAGTACCCGAACTTCTTGCAGGTCTCCTCGGTGAGTTTGCGCTTGGTCAGTGCACGGTATTCCCCGAAGGGAACCAGAGGTTTGTCTGTCGCCACTTGCTTGCCCCTCGGTTTGTCTGGTTCGTCCTCGTCCTCCTTGCGATTAACGCCGCAACTGAAGCACTTGCCCCAGCCACGGTCGTTAATCGAATAGGCGTCGGAGGAGCCGCATTCAGGGCATGGCAAGTGGGTCTGTACCCACTCGCTCATTCACCCTTGACCTCTCCGGTTTCGTTCTCGATGAGCTTGGCGAGGTTCTTGGCGATGTTCTTCGCGGCCTGAGCCTCGGCGGTCAGCGACAGGTTCTGCTGGTGCAGCGCGGAGATGCGGTTGGTGTTCTCCTCGACGGACACCATGTTGTGCTTGGCCAGTTGCTCCAGCTTGTTGATGGTCTTGGTGAACCCGGACAGGATGCCGTTCAGTGCTTTCATGGGTGCCTCCTTATGCGGACTTGCGGGTGTCTTCGATCAGGGAGTAGCGGGCGTAACGCTGTCCGGTCAGCTTGTTGTGTTCCATCACGGACTCGATGCGGTAACCCATCTCCTTCAGGTCCGCGATGCGGCGCGGTAGGGCCATCACACCGAAATCCATCAGGGCACCGCGCTGGGTGATGCTGTGGCCCTTGCGGAGGTGGTTCAGGATCAGTTTGCACTGCGGAGACAGCTTGCGGATCTGGTTGATGGTCATGGATAACTCCTCACAGTTGTCGTGGGTCTTGAATGCAGAAACCCCCAGCCGGAGCCGGGGGGTCAGTTGGGTGTTCCAATACTGTCACTTAATTAGTGAGTCAGTAGCTGGACGCTCTGGAAGCGTTCCGATTCGGGGGACTTGTGGACGACCTTGTTGCTCCACCAGTCGGCCACCTCGAAGGACGGACATGCTTTGGGTGACGCACCAGTGCGGGCGATCAGGTCGCGGTGTCCACCGATGGTGTGGATGGAGGGGAAGCGTTCGAGCAGGGTCAGTACGACTTCCTCCAATGACTTCCACTGGGCTTCGGTGAAGTTGTCTTCGGGTTTCATATCTGCGTCGACACCACCCACCATGCAGATACCAATGGTGCGCTTGTTCCATCCGGGGCCGCAGCCACCCACATGGGCACCTGCTCGGGCCAACGGACGGCAGCGGTTGCCTTTCTCGGCTGTCTCTATGGTTCCGTCTCGCCGGATGACCACATGGTAGCCACACCCTAGCCATCCTTGGGCGCGGTGCCATCTGTCTATGTCTGTAGCTCCGATGTCTGAAGAAGGCGGGGTGGCGGAACAATGGATAATTAGGTGAGTTATTTCTCTTGCCATTTGAATTTTCTCCCAACAGGAAGACGGCCATGTGAAAGGGCTACCTCGACAGGCCATCCTTTCTCGTAGATGCGCTTACGCAGGGTTATCTTTGAAACTCCCAGTTCCTGTGCCCACTCGCGTAGGCTTTGGGTCTTCCCGTTATGTGTGAATCTTGGTGTGTTAGTTTTGTTTGCAGCCTGAGTGGAGCTGTCCGCCCACCTACAGTTTTCCGGGCAGTAGTCACCGAACGGATCAATCCGGTCAAGAGATGTCCCTTCAGGACGCTCCCCCATGTCTTCTAGGAAGTTCTCAAAGTCGTGCCATCTGTCACACATTGAGATCCCCTTAGCTGCATAGTCCTCAAGGTCGCGCCCTTTAGGGTTAGTGCAGCGGTTCTTCATGGACTTCCAAGAACTGTAGGTAGGGCTGTAACCACTCCGAGGCGCGTGACCGTGCATTCTCTTCACTGGTTACTTCACTCGCGCTGCATCCAAGGCAGAAAGACGGAACTCGCAGACAGGCTCATCCAACCACTCTTGGGGGATGAACTTGTCGGCAAAGCGGAAGCCATGCTTCTCACACCACATGGCGTAGGAGGTCTTGCTGTTCTTGGAGATTCGGGTTCGGGAATTGGAGAACACAAACCGGATGTCGAGGGCGGGATACTGCTCCTTGATGATTAGGTGCTTCTGCCTGTCCTCTACGACAAAACGGCCTTTGCTCTCGATGATGATGCCGTTGGGTAAAATCCAATCGGGCGTGTACTTGGCGTTCCGGGCGGGTTTGAGATAGGCGATCTTCTCGGACTCGTAGCCAGCATCAACGCCAGCTTCTTCAAGTTGTCGTGCGATCTGTTCTTCAAGCCCGGAGCGATAGCCGTATCGCCAGCCGGGGCTAATCGGCATAGGGCATTACCTCCGGTTTGGTGTAATGGATTGGGTCATCAATGAACTCGGTGTGCCCAAAGTTCTTCCTGTGATGCCACTCCTGAACGAGACGCTTCTGTCTCTCGACGTAATCAGGATGACGTTCGCGGTATCGACGCTTCTCGACGGCTTTACGGCAACGCTGTGAGCAATAAGCGGCGTCCACTCGTTTGTGCGAGGGAATCTCACCCACGCACTTCTGGCATTTCCTGTCGGTACTCGGCTGAGTTAACCGACGCATGGCTAGAAATCGCCGTCTTGATCGTCAGTGTCGTCAGCCGGGGTATCGTCTTCGGAAGCGAAGCCGTTATCACCAGCCTCGTCCTCAGCCTCGTCCTCAGCCTCGTAGCCTTCCTCCTCACCGAAGCCGTAGTTCTCAGCGGAAGCACCGCCACCTTGACGCAGCTCGATGATCTGGGCTGCCTTCAGGCGCAGGGTGATACCGGCACCGATCAGCTTGGTGTAGAAGGGAACGACCTCGAAGCTCACCTTGATCTTGCTGCCGCCCCAGATTTCCTCATCGCCGAAGGGCTTACCCTTGGCGTCGAACAGGGCCGGGGCTTGGGTGAACTCCTTGCCATCACGGGTGGTGCCGCTGGCCTTGAGCTTGAAGTTGACCAGCAGGTCTCCGTTGTCGTCGTCGAAGGAGTAAGGCGCATCAGCCTCCTTGATCTTGCCCTTGTTCTCCTGCTTCGCTTTCTCGACGGCTTTCTCCAGCATCCCATCGAGGAACTCCTGCATGGTGCCAAGGGACTTGCGCTTGGCGTCATAGACTTCAGCGTCCGGGGAGAGACGCAGCTTCACCTTGTACTCACCGTCCGGGTTGTACTTGGTGTCCGGCTCGATCAGGTACGGGTAGATGGCGATGCCGGTGTCAGAAACATAACGAGGGTTGCGGGCTTTCTTCTGTGCCATTCAAAGAATCCTCACGGTTGTTGCGGGATGTATGCGTTGGTGGATAGGTTCAGGCGCGATGACGTTCTTCGAGTTCTTTAACGTCGTAGCCTTCAGCCATCAGGGCTGCTGCCAGATCCAGAGGGATGGGGTATCCGGCGTTCCAGATGATGATTGCTTGGGAGAGATTGCTCATGTTCGGGTCTCCAATACTGTCACCTAATTGGTTGGGGAATCAGGAGACCCGGAATGCGGATCTCCTATACTGTCACCTAATTGCTCACTCGAAGATGTCCGGTGGTAGCCGGACAATATCGACGGCTGTCTGAAGGATCGCCCTCAGTCCCAGCACACCGAGGAACAGCCCTCCCATCACCAGAAAGAAAGTCAGTGCGATATTTACCATTGCGACCTCGTATTACTTGCGCGGGTGGGTACATTCAGGCAAAGAAATACTCTGACTCCATGACAAGAGCCAGATCCAGATTGCCTTTCGGGGGCAGCTCGTCGAGCGTGTTGCCCTCCGGTAGCTGCAACTCAAGCTCCTCCTTGAAGCGAGCCAGTACATCCTCCTCGTACATCTTGATGAACTCCTCGCGTAGGAAGTCAGCCAGTGCCCATGCGTTGCCAGCGTGGGTGCCGTAGCTGTCGTGGATCAGGGAGAAGGAACGGATGCCCTCGGCCCAGCAGCGACGAACGGTTGCCCTCATGTGGCTGGCGTCCATGCTGTGTACCCAGTTGGGGCTGATGCCGTTGGCTTGCTTCTGCCGGTCAAGCTCGGTGGATGCACCAGTGGCCACGGTGTACTGCCGCTCTACCCCACCGAAGGTCAGCTTGACTCGCTTGGAGAGCATCTTCGGGTAGGCTTGCAGTACCACCAGACCATCCGGTGTTTCCCAACGGACAGGCAGACCTTCCTTCGCAGCCGCACGGGCAGCCTTCTGGAGCCAGTCCATCGCCTGACGGGCAGCGACTACCACCTCTCCCACGCAGTCCCAGATCAGGTCGCCCATGTAGCTGGCAGCGTCCCAGCCTGAGCCTTCCCACGGGAAGTTCTCCTGACCGACCTCGAACTTGTAGGGCTGGACGGTATCCTCGAAGACCTGGGTCTTGAAGCCGAACGCCTTGGCACCGTAGGCCAGCGTCATGACCGGACGCTTGCACACCTTGCGGTTGATGCCGTGCTTCAGCCAGCCCTGTGCCAGCTTGGCCTTCTCCTCGTCCTCACCCTGAGCGTCAGCCTCGACACGCAGCAGCACACGGTCTGCCACCTTCTGGTAGATGTCAGCCGGGAGATCACTCGGGGTCAGGTTCACCGCCTCCCCACCGATGGCATCACGCAGCATGGCGCTGAAGTTCTGGAGGCCATTGCAGGAGCCATCCATCTGTACCGGCAGGGTGGACACGAAGCCCCAGCCCTCACGCTTGAACTCTGCCCACTCGAAGCAGAACGCGAGGAACTGAAACGGCTTGTCCGCATCAGCCCACAGCTTGTTGTTGTAGGGGTCTTCGGCACAGGCGAGGATCTGGGATTCATGCTCCTCGACCCAGCGCACACGGTCATCGAGAGACACCCTGTCGTACCCGAAACAGTTGCTTCCGTGGATGGCTAACCACGCACGACCTTCCTCGTCGTTGATAGCAACTCCGTTGGCGAACTCCAGCAGTCCCTTCGACAGGTCGGAACCTTGAGGGTTGAGGAACATGGGCACGGCATAGCAGCGACCCCGGAAGTCGAACTGGTGGGGGAAGAAGATTTCCTCCTCCTGCTCGAACATCTCAGCCACCATCAGAACCTTGGCGAACTGGAGACGCAGGGACTTCAGCTTGGCGTTGGCCGCGTAGATGTTGGTGGCACCACGCTTCCACTTCTTGAACAGGGTCACCTGCTCCTCAGTCCACTCCTCGCGGGGCAGCTCGACCTCAAGGAAGTGAGGCTTCGGGGGCAGCGGCAGGTCTTCGGCTGCCGGGATACCGCCCAGAGTGGAGCCGTTGTCCCACAGGGTACGCACCACATCCAGCACTCGGCGGTTGATGCACCATGCGGTGTGCTGCATTGCGTTCACGGCATCGTACACCTCGGGCATGTCATGCTCGGCCAGCTCCTCAAGGTACTCACGGGAGCGGGTCTTAACGAGGGCCAGACGACGGACACGGGGCGTCCAGTAGCCACCCTCGAAGGGGGAAGTCCACGGACGGGGCGGGATGATGGTCGGCAGGTACACCGGGGAGAGTGCCTCGCAGCGGTTGTTCTCCTCGTTGATCCACTCGATGGTCTCGGGGGTGGCTTCGACCCGGACTTCCTGACGCTTGGTGTCCACGGTGTAGGTGGCCTGTTGGATCAGACCAGTGGTCTCAATCATGATCTCGATGAGCTTGCAGCCGAGGTGAACCTGATCGGCAGCGGGCCATTCCTCCCACTCGATGCCACGGGACTTCATGTTGTGCATCATGGTGATGCGCTGACGGCGGTAGTCAGTACCGTTCACAGACTTCTCCCGCTTGACCAGCCAAGAGAAAGTCTTGGGGTCTGCCTCAGCGAAGCGACGGAAAGCCAGTTCATCCTCGATCATCTGAGCGATGCGACGAGCGAGAGGAACCATGGTGGAACCCTTGGCTATTCCGTCCAGAACTACACGGGCAGTGATGGTGGCAGCAGCTTCCGGTTCGATCTGCTTGAGATACTTCAGGGCCAGATGACGACGACCAGCTCGACCAGTGCTGGCCTCCTCGATGAACTTGTGGATGCCCATGGTGATCTTCTCGATGGAGTGGTTCATCAGACGACGAACTGAGCGGACACTGGTTTCCTGACCACGCTCTCTGGACTTGGCTACGGTCGACCAGAACCGATCAACACCCATGCCTCGCATCTTCTCCTCAAGTTCAGCTTGGCGTCCGAACTTAGAGTCCCACTCAGGGTTGGAATCAATCTCTTTGATGATGATGTCAGTGATACTGTTGGTCATCTTTTAGTCTCTCTTTTGGTGGGTCTTTGAGAGGGGTCTTTGAGGACTGGCCTGTCCTCTCCCCCGGTTCTCCTAACCTGTCACCTAATTCCCCGGTGCCTCGGTCGGTGCTCCTAAACTGTCACCTAATTGATTCCGAACACTTGCGATG